GAATAAGCAATGGCCTAAGCCTGTTGTTGATGATTCGGATATCCCGTTTTGAGGTGACACATGGCTGAAGATATTGTGAGTCAATTACGCTCTGTTGACGTTAGTTGGACCCATGAAGGAGAATTATGTGCGTTGGCTGCTGACCACATTGAGCAGCTTCAAAAAAATGAAAAAAAGTATCAAGATATTATTAGCAAGCTGATCGCTAAAAAGGTTGCTGATGAATATTGGGAAAAAATTCTTCATAGTCAAAGTGACGTTGATCCTTGGTCAATATTAAAGGAGAATGAGTGATGATAAACAAGCGTAATTTTTTAACATTATTAGGATTTGCACCAGTTGCTGTTGTGGCAAAAGAATCTGATGTATTGTTATCCAAACCAGTGGATGAGTGGCGACCAATAGAGACTGCACCAAAAGATCAAGTTATTATGCTTCATGCCACAAAAGGTAACCAAGCGGAGTATGGGCAACGCGTTGGAATTGGAAAATTTTCTTTTAATTGGATAAGAAAAGATGATGACATAATAAGGCACTGTTTTGATTTGTATGAACACAAAGAGCAAGACGGAACAATAGCATCTCGTATTATGGAAGCATCACATTGGATGCCTTTACCCGAACCACCAAAGGAAACTGAGTGATGGAAGTAAGCTTCAATATTTCTGGTCCTATGCGTGGTAAACAACGACCGCGAGCAACACGTCAAGGCCGCATTTACACGCCGAAGGAAACAGTTAATGCTGAGGCTTACATCAAATATCTTGCATCTGAAGCAATGGGCACTATGGAGCCTTTTACAGGCGCTTTGAAGGCCACATTTGCAATTTATGTAGAAATTCCCAAGAGTTTTACAAAAGCCAAACGTAAGGCCGCATTAGAGGGTACTGAACACCCAACAACGAAGCCCGACCTTGACAATATCGTAAAACTTTTGGCGGATGCAATGAATGGTATTGTATACAAAGATGACAAACAGATTGTCAGCATTTGTGTATCGAAGAAATATGCAGAACACGCATCAGCTCATGTTTATGTAGGAGAAATAAATGGAAAATAATCAGTCAGAAAATACAAAACAGCCACACGTTTTTATTGCAACGCCTATGTATGGCGGTATGTGCACAGGCGTTTATACTCAGAGCATAATGCAGCTTCAAAGCGCGTTCATTAACTCTGGTATCAGCGCCTCAATTTCTTTCATGTTCAATGAAAGCTTAATTACTCGCGCTCGTAACGCTCTTACAGCTCAATTCCTAAAATCAAACGCAACACATTTGCTGTTCATTGATGCTGATATTCGCTTTCAAGCTCAAGACATCATCTGGATGCTTCAGGCTGACAAGGATGTGATCTGCGGTATTTACCCAAAGAAAGAAATCAACTGGTATACAGTTGAACGTGCCGTCAAAGACAATGTGCCTGTGGATCAACTCAAGAGCCACACAGGGGCATGGGTGGTTAATCTTGTAAACTATGCGCCTGAGATCACAGTGCCTGCCAATCAGCCTGTGGAGGTCTTTGCAGGCGGTACAGGCATGATGCTGATTAAACGTGAAGTGTTTGAAAAGCTTTCTGACAGCGTACCATCATACAAAAATGATGTTGTGGCGGTCACAGAGCTTGAAAAAGCTGGTGAGGTTATCAAAGAGTTCTTTGCGACCAGCATTGAGCCTGAAACACAGCGTCTTCTGTCAGAGGATTATCACTTCTGTCGGCTGTGGAGGCTTGCAGGGGGGCAAATATTCGCCGCCCCTTGGATGAACTTAGGCCACGTCGGAACGTACCTATTTGAAGGCACGTTATTGTCTACGAATCAGCCTCAACAGCAGGAGCCTCAGTCAGAGGATCAATCTGCGCCACAACTGGAGTCGGATCTGGCTCAGTCTGCTTTGCAGGGGGGTTCATCGCCATCTGAATCGACAGAGCCTTCACAGACTCAACCCGATTCGTCCAACCATGACCAAACGCCGCAAATGTTGGCAAACTTTCTAAAAAACGCATACGAGTGTCGCAAACTTTTATGGCGATTTCTTCCGGGACTTGCCCACTAATTTCTGAGAGGGTGTGGGGGCCGATTTGACCATCAGCCTCTACACCTACAGCCTGCTGTAAGAACTTTGCAGCACGTCCAACGCCTGAATTTACGGCAACATCAAATACAGCATAATCAACGCCAGAAGGAAGGCTGTCACCATCGACAGAATCCCAATAGTTTTTTCTGTAAAGAGGTTTGACATCTTCAAGAGTAAGAGAGCGCATAGCTTCTTCATCGACTTCATGCCCCACATAAGCTTCCCACACTTTTTTGGTCACACCATGATTGGTCATGCCGCCGGGATCGCGGGGGTCATTTACAAACCCACCTTCAGACTTCATGACTTGTTCAAAAGCTGAATCAAAATTCTCTTTCATGTTATTTCCCATTCAATGCTTGATGAATCGTATTGTCTTTACGTTGTGAACCAGCCGATGATCCAAAGTAAAATGACATCACGCCAGTCCACGCTGTTCCAAGGGCTCCCAGCATCATTAGGAGAGCCTCTGAGCCCGATGTCGGCAATCCATAACGTATGATATAGAAAAGGATGCCAAAGAAGCCCACAGTCACGCAAATTGACAAGGCACGAGGTATCCAATCATGCACCTGAATCTGCATTTGACGGGCGCTGTCACGATCCTGAACGGCTAATTGCTCAAGATCAATGTCCAGAGACTTCATTTGGACCTTAAAATCAGCATCTATTTTTTTAAGCGCAGTAATTTGGTCAGGCGTTGCATTAGCAAGAGCAGCGTTAATGTCATCTTCAGAGCCATCACCATGCCCAAGCAATGCGCTAGAAATAGCTTTAACCGCCATGCCCGCCAAAGGCCCACCAAGCGCTGTTGCAATCGTAGGAGCAACCGCCCCAACCAAATCTCCAAATTTTCCAAGATTCATAACCTTCCCCTAACGATAAGTGAGTGCGTAATATACCATGTAAACAGTCATTGATATAGCAATCAGGCTCACACCGATCACAGTTGCTAAGAATTGATCTTCAGCCTTACGTTGCGCTGCTGCAATCGCCTCCGCCTTTAGACGTTTACGGGTGTCAATAATTTGACGTTGCAGTTTTTCCCATTCATTCACGCCATGCTCGGCAATAACCTGATTTTTATATGCGGTGAAGATTTCTTCAGCTTCCTTCTTAGCCTGAAAAGCTTTGAGAGCTATTTCTTCCGCAGATCCATGTGATCCAAAGCCCTTGGGAGGCTCTACAGTCAATTTTGTAAGATCAGCCACGCCTTGCATGATGTCAGACAACTGCTTTGCAGTGTCCATGATGTCACGACCAAGCGCGATGGATTGTTTAATGCCTTCGTTGGCAGCTTTAATCGAAGCTAATATTGTTAGCGGGTCCATAGTAATGCCTCATGCTATGTCCCCTACTTATCTACTTTATTGTCAAGCTTATCAAAAATTTTGGCGACGTAGGACTCTATACGTTCCATAGTTTTATTATATTCTTCCTTCTGGACATATTTAGTCGGAAGATCCACCTCTATCTGGTGGACATCTTGTCTCATTTCCCCAACGGCATCCCAGAGTTCTCGCGCAAACCAACCTATGACTGTCAGCACTGCGCTAAGGCCAATGTTAATAAGCGTTTGTGAATCTATCATTACCTGCAACCCCACCGCCGACGTGCTGCTTTACCGCGTTCCCCTTTCCACGACTTAGATCGCGCACAAAATGATTTATGCCGAGGATTCTTAGGATTTTTTGTTGGTGCTTTAAGCTTAGATCCTGTAGCCCTGTTATACTTCTTGCGGCCCTTCTCTGTCAGACCGCCACCAGCCTTCACAGAAAGCTTTTCACCACGTCCTACTGAGAGAGAAGGTCCAGACATTAGTAACCTACCGGTGTTCCGTCATTAGCAATCAAATAACCACCAGCAAAAATAGATGCAGTATATGGGCCACCTGAGCTTGCTTTGATTTGATATTGAATGTCCGTTCCACCAGGATGAGCGACGGGAACAGTGTATGGAATTTCAAAGATCTGAACAAAAGGCGACTGGCTTAACAATGTTGTGTTGGCATTGTTAGTAAAAGTGTAACCATTCTGTGTGTAGGTCGATGTAATGTTAAACTTATTATACTCAGCAAAAGTAAAAAAGGCGCTCGATGTAAAACCGATGCTGCCATTTGCTTGCAAATGCGCCAAATAGAATGTGTATCCATTTGGGACAGTGTAGATCGACATCTGAGTCTGACCAACACCCGCATTGATCTGAGCATATAGAGTGCTGCTGATCTTGCCTGTAATGTTTCCAACATTGACGCCATTGGTGCAATACAATCCGTTAATACGGAAGTATGAATTGACAGATGTAGCTGTACCAGAGCCATTCAATGTTACATTTTCGGACAAAAGATTGAAATTTGCATCCAATCCCTGAATAGCAATAATAAGGCCAGAATCACTCGATCCAGAAGCGCTGAGAAGCACAATCTGACCAGCCGCACTGGGGTAAGCGTATGCGCCACCAGATTGCGTCAGACCTTCCCAAGCAGGCCCAAGAGCAGTTCCGCCGACCTGAGTGCTATAACCAAATAGCTCGACAGGCTGATGATATGGAATTTGACCACGACCGACTTGAAGCTCAAAGGGCTCATAGCGACCATGCTGAGACATTGAAAAGGTAGACTGAGCCATTAGTACACCTTTTTATCAGGCTTAGTTGTCGGGCTGTTCTTGTAATCTTTTGGATTAGGTCCAAAATTCCATACAGCTTGAAAACCGCCAATAGGATATTTGCCGGGGGTAAATGTACCACCGCCAAACCCCATGCCATCTTTAGGCTTCTGAGGGCGTGTAGGGACCGCAGAGAGTCCACTTTCAATGGTGAAGCTAGGCTTCCCCGTGTTCTTGTTCGTTTTTTGATCCTTCATGGCTCTTTCTCTCCTTAAGCACAGACGGGATATAAACCAGAACGGCAAACCCGCCGGCAACGGCG